TCGAATGGATCAAAAGGTTTCGTTATCCTAACTCTATTGGTTTATTTTATTCTAGTGCTACTCGTTTGTTGGGATTTGTACCTTTAAGCGATGAATGCAAAGTAATGAGTGCTGCTTCATATGGTAAACCGAAGTGGACGTCTTGGATAAATCAAAAAATTGTAGACTATAACGCAGATGGTGACTATACATTCTTACACAATCTTGAACGTGGAGTAGGTGCTGGTGTTTTAGACTGGGATATTGCTGCTTCTGTACAACAAGTCACACAAAATATACTATTAGCACTCGCTACATGGCTTCAAAAAGAAACTGGACTCACCAATTTAGCATACGCTGGTGGTGTGGCTTTAAACTGTGTTGCTAACACCTATCTTTCAAAAAACTCTGGATTCAAGCACATTGCAATACAACCAGCAGCTGGTGATGCGGGCTGCGCTTTAGGAGCTGCTGCTTTGATTACTCGACCTCTTTGGGAAAACGCTTATTTAGGTATTTCAGCAACAAATAATATTACTGCTGATGAGTGTGCAGATCGCATTTTAAAAGGTGAAATAGTTCCTGTAATACAGGGACGTGCAGAGTTTGGTCCACGGGCTCTTGGAAATAGATCTTTGCTTTGTATACCGACTGATGATAATATTAAAAAACTCAATATTATTAAACAAAGAGATACTGATTCTTGGAGACCGTATGCCCCTGTTTGCCAAATTGAAGAAGCTAAAAACTACTTTACGGTTTATCAAAATTCTAAAGAAATGTTATTCATTGCTGATATTTTTGGTGGTAATTTTAAAACTCAAGATAATACTGCTCGTCTTCAAACCGTTACTGGTTCTTCTAACGCTTATCTATGGAAAGTCTTAGAAAAAACTAGACAGTATGGGTATCCCATCTTAATAAATACAAGTTTAAACGCGAAAGGAAAACCCATTGTCAACACCGTGGACGATTTTAAAAGGGAAGTACAACTATACAACTGAAGTAGATACTGATACTTTACCTACTGGTCGTACTTATCATACTCCTGATGGATCTTATCCATCAATCACAACTATACTTGGAAAAACTTCAGACAACACTTGGTTACAAAAATGGATAGAGCGAGTAGGAGAAGAAGAAGCCCGTCGAGTTTCCAAAGAAGCAACAGATCGAGGCACTTTAGTTCACGAATATGCAGAAAAGCATTTCAACGGGGAAGACGTATGGCAAGAATTAAGTCAAGAGAATCTGGACGTTCGACAGATGAGTCGAGACTTAATAAGAGCGACTGAACGAGGTATTGAGGAAATTTGGGGTCAAGAACAAGTACTTTGGTCTAATAAGTATCGTTATGCTGGACGTTGTGATATGGTAGGTATTTGGAAAGGCAAACCTACTATTGTTGACTTTAAAACATCAAAGAAGAAAAAATCTACTAAACAAATTACAGACTACTACATTCAAGGTTGTGCGTATGCAGTTGCACACAATGAGATGTATGGTACAGGCATCAGAAATATCGCAATTATAATGACCATAGATGGAGCAGACCCGATTATCTTTGAACAAGATGCTGTGCCCTTTTTGCCATTATTAAAGAATAGGAGAAATCAATTTGATCAGCTGGATATTAAATAAATATGAAGATTGGAAGTTTGAAAGAGAGTTTGAGAAAAAGAAACAAGAAATAATGAAACTTGATCCTTTTATCTATGATATTCCAAGTGAAACAAAAGATCATCCTGGAGCCGAGCCTACTCGTTACAAAACATGGGAAACTAAAGGAAAAGAGATTGACTTTTAATCATCTTTTAAGTAGTAGAACACCCATTAACAAGGATAAATATTTTTTAAATCTGGGATGTAGTCATGCGAATTCTTATAGATTATCTATAGAATTAAGTTATCCTTATTTACTTGCAAAAAAACTAAATTTAGGATATCTAGATTTATCTCATTCTCGAACTAGTCTTGAGTATTCTGATTTTTGTCTAAACACTGTAGATTATAAAAAATGCGAATTTGTTCTTTGGCAACTTACTTATCCTTGGAGAAAACACGACTTTCTTGCTACAAATAGAGAAGACGCAAGACTTGATAATTATGAAAAAATGACTTTACAGGATTCTTTTTCACGATTTGCTTCTATTATTCATAAATATAAAGATGAAAATATTTATTTTGTCTTCATGCATCAGGAGTATGTTGAAAAATATCTTAAACAATTAGTTTCTATTAATAATAAAGTCTATCCTCATAATATTAGTTTTATTGATGCAGGTTGTGACAGTGATCATGGAGGAGTAGAAAGTCAAAAACTTATTGCAAGATTACTTTTTGACTTCATAAAAAATAATGACTCGTAGGATTAAAAAACCACTAAGAGATTTTTTCGATAAACAAGCTTTGACGGATGCTGAAAAAGATTTTATACTTGGTTGTATAAATGCTCAGAACAAGTATCCACAACTTACTCATAGGCAGTGGCAGATTGTTAACGAAATAAAGGATAGATACGATGGCAAAGATCCCAGGAATAAAGAGATTACCTAGTGGTAAAATCGAATATAGAGGAACTAAATTTGATGGATTCAATAAACCAAGAAGATCGAACAGACCAGAGAAGAAAGGGATGGTACTCGCGAAAGAGGGTGACAAAGTGCGACTTATACACTTTGGAGACTCTTCTATGGGCCACAACTATTCTCCAGAGGCACGTAGATCATTTAAAGCACGTCACGCCCGCAATATCGCCAAAGGAAAAATGTCAGCGGCTTACTGGGCTGATAAAGTCTATTGGGCCGGACCTGGCGGATCTAAAAAATCGCCTCCAAAAAGTCAGAAATATACCAGAGGACTCAATCGTAAATGAGACGAGTAGTTAAGTACTCTCCTGATAAATATATAAAAAACAGAATAGCACAGCTTGTAGAGGATCGTGATAAGGCACACGATCAACACGATAAAATGTGGTATACCCGCATGATTCAAGAACTTTCTTGGGTTTTAGATAATAAACAAAATTGTTCAATTAAAGACTTAGGAGTCTCAGAAGAATGGATTTAGAGGAAAAAACCTGTCAAACTTGCGGTCACTCCTGCCATTGCTACGGACCAGAATGTGAATCTTGTTCCTGTGATGTGTGTGGGTGTGGTAGAATTATAAAATCAGTGGAAGATGTTCCATCCTCATTCATTAACCCAAATACTTAATTTATGCCAACAAATAAAACAATTAAATTCCATTTAATACATGATTTTCCTGATCAAATTGTATTACCTCCCGTACCTTCCAAAAAGGTAGTTCCAACATGGTTCAAAAACATCTCTCCAAAAGTTGACGACAATAACTTAGGTAAGATTTCCTCTGTAAAGCGTTGTATGCCATTTTTAGACGCAATGACTGCTGGCTACACTATGCTTGCACATATGGATATTATTATAGAACAAAAATCAGATGGGGTTATTCATCTACCTTTTATTGATGATCATCATAAGTTCTTGATTGAAAAATGGAAACCAATTGAAACTCACCCCTCATCCCAAGTAAAAGGTTCCGCTTTTGAGAATATGACTATTCTTAAATATATGAACCCTTGGATTATTGAAACACCAAAAGATTATTCTGTTCTATACCTTCCTTGTTTAAATCGTTTAGAGTCACCTATTATTCCTCTTACAGGTTTAGTAGATTCTGATGTGTACAATAATGTTGTAAATATTCCCTTTTTACATACTGATTTAGAGCCAGGAGGTAAACCTGTTATTATTCCAGCAGGTACTCCAATCTGTCAGGTTATCCCTGTCAAAAGAGATAATTGGACACAAAAAGTAACAGTTTTAGACAAACAAGAACTAAAAAACGTAAATCGTATGCGTACTAAAATGGATGAGGATAGAGAAGATTACTATATGCGAAAATTACACGAAAAGAAAGGATATGATTAATGAATATTGAAAAACTACGTGAAGAAATTGCTGCTGACGAAGGAGAGGTACATGAAATTTATTTGGACCACCTCGGTCTTCCTACTTTTGGGATTGGTCATCTTGTTCGCGACGATGACCCAGAAAGTGGATTACCAGT